CAAATCTATACGGACAATCAGTCAACTTCTCCATAATAGAAGAAAGCGATTTAGCTTGGAATGTATGTGCTTCATCACCAATAACCATTCTAAACGGTTCGAACCAAGTCTTAGGTAACTTATAGATTGATTGCCAAGTAGTGATTACGATTGGTGCTAGTGTATCTTTTTCTTTACCGCTATAGATTGTATGAATCATTGAATCGTCAAACGAATCATCATTCTGTGCATAGCCTAAAAAGTCAGTGCGCATCTGTTCAACTAATGATGTAGTTGGCACAATGAGAAGCAAACGTTTGCCTTGCAGCATTCCCATATAGAAGCGCAATAACAAATAGATGATGAGAGATTTACCAGAAGCGGTAGGTGATACAAGCAATGCACGTCTATGTCTTAGACCATGTGTTGCTGCTCTATATTGATAATCACGAGGTTGGAATGGAAGATGTAAGTGCTTAGTAACAAATGTAGCTAAGTCTTCTTCGTTAACCTTTGTGATTGTATGCTGGAAGTTTATTTCAACTTGATAACCACGTTCATCTGCAAACTTCTTTACGTAGTCTAATAAACCAACATAGAGAGTATGAGTGCGTAAGTCGTATAATCTAATTTTTCCATCCCACATTTTATTCTTAAATGCAGGCATGAATTTGTAGCCAGGAACATAGAATGTAAAGTAGTCTGCTAACTCTTGTCTAGCACCACCTTCACATTCTATACGTAAGAATACATCATTTACTTTGCTGACTACAATTTTTTCCATTATGCTCCGGAGGTGAATTGCCTCCACTTTATTATGTTACTAATAGTTTGATGTCGCCACGTAATATTGGAAACGATCTCAGATAAAGTATCTATCACAGTTTTCCAGTACTCGATTGCAGATTGAATCTTCTGAATTTCTGGATCAGCATCATAAAAATAATCCATATCGCTCTTCATTGGTTTAGCAAGTCCATCGAATGGATCATACTCCCAACCAAGTTCATCAATCTTTGATTTGTCCATCTTCCCGTTGTACCACATGAATTTGTTTTTCAACAGAACTTTAAATTCATGTTCTTTACGGGATTTTTGGAGTTTAGCTTGCGTAAGCAATTCAATATACTTAGCGTGTAACTTTGGTGTTTCACGAGAAGACTTGTCGAGTTCAAGGTCGTCGATCTCGCAGTCTTTTTTCCAATGTTCTAAAATTTGTTCAAGTGTCAGCATGTTATAAAGTTAGGGTTTATCTATCCCTATTATACCACATTTTTACTCAAAAGTAAAATAGTCGTATCTAAAGGTTACATCAACTGTTGCATACACAATATCTGCTTCGGCAACGTTAAAACTAATATTACCTATACTTGTTGGGAAAACGTTTTTGAAGAACATTTTCTTGTTAGGATTATTTTTGCTCGTTAAGATATAAATCGTCATATCATCAAATTTATCTTGCTGACTATTTAAATTGATATTACGATTTAACCAATCATAGATTTCTTTGAAGTTGTCCATATCTTCTGAGACAAGCATCGTGATTGTCAATGGTTCGTATTCAATACGATCACCTGGAAGATAGGCATTATATTTGCCGTGCGGTATAACTGCTTCATTTACTGTAACAGATGGAACACTAAATGTTTGTAAGAAGTATTGCACGTTAGGTGCTCGAGCAAAAATCATCTTAAAGCCGTCTGATACGACTAAAGGATTTTTATTTCTCGTTAAAGTATTGGTAGGTGCACCAATATCGTAAGTTTTGTTCATAGAATATTCTCCGAATATAACCTATTTATATACCACCCCAAACAAAAAAAGAGGACCGAAGTCCTCTTTAAAGCAAGAGGAACCGAAGTTCCTCTTGTACTATCTTATAGTTATTATCCTATAAGAACACGTTGATTACGCGTTGTCTAAAAGGCCAGTAACCTTGAAGATACGGAAGTAAACGTTAGTACGGTTTAGACCAGTATCATTAACTGGTGCTGAACCTGGATTGCTGAATGGGTTAGCAATCATACCGTAACGTGTCTTGAAACCGATCTTAGGTTGGAAAGAACCTTGATCAACTGCACGAACCATTGTTAGTGGTACATATGGAGCGTAGAATAAACCAGCGTCATATGGGTTTGTACCACGGTAACCAACAGTTACGTAGTCTTGAGTTGCGTATGGATCAATGTAAACCTTGATCTTGCCGTTTAGAACACCAGCAAATGTATTGCCTGTGTCGTCAACTGCTAAGTCTGTAGACATAGCTGGGTTGTAAACTAACATACCAGAAGCTGCAAGTGCTGTAGCAACATCGCTTGAACAAACGATGAAGTTACCCTTACCACGACGTGTATCTTTAGCGATTTGGTTAGCTTCGCGGTCGATCTGAACTAGAAGACCTTTGAATTTTTCAACTGACCAACGACCATCAGCATCTGTAACTAAGTTGAATACACCAGCGTTTGTGCAGTTAGCTGTTTGAGCACCTAACTTAGCTTTAACGTTGATTGTACGGATAACTTCACGGTTGATTTCAGCAAGAATTTCTGCTGAAAGGATATTAGCCAATTCAGTTTCAGCGTCAAGACCGTGAACTGCTTTAAGGTCTTGTGCCAATTCCATTGTGTACTCAGCTTTTAGAGCACGTGTCTTAGCTGTTACAGTAGCTTTCTCGATTGAGAATGCCATTTGAGCGAAAGAGTTAGATGAAGAATCACCTAATGCTTCAGCTTCAGCTGTAGTCATACCACCACCAACACCGAAGCTATCAGCAACAGTATCAGCACCAGTTGTACCAGCTGTACCAGAACCACCAGCGTTGATAGCTGCGTCTGTACCTGGAAGACCATCAGATGTACCACCGTGTGTACCATTCTTGTTAGTAGCTGAGCTACCTGAGAATGATGAGCTAGAGAAATCTGTATCAGCTTCGTTGTAAAGAGCTTCTGTACCGCCTTGTGATGTGTAACGTGATTTCATCGCGAAGATCAAACCAGTTGGACCACTCATTGGCTGAACGCCAGCGATGTCATAAGCGATTAGGTTAGGCATAGAACGACGAACCAAGCTAATTAAGATTGGGTCGAAGTTAGCGATGCTTCCGCCAGTTGCGTTTGTTGGAGCTGCTTCGTTCAATGAACCGAAAGAAGCTTGAGCGCGCTCTTCTTGAAGAGCTTTTTCTTGGTTCTCAAGAATAACAGCAGTAACTGCACGCTTGTATGGATCTTTAATTGCTGGTAGTTCAGCGTGGTCAAGAACCTCAGACCATTTTTGTTGTGCTTGTTCAGCTAAAAACATTTTATGTTTTCCTTTTATTTCTTAGTAGTACGGGAAATGGCTGCCATGTAAGCTGCCATACGTGGTGATGCAGTTTGCTGTTCGATCGATTGACCTTCTTCAGCTTCTTCAGTAATTGTTACAGAAGTTGTTGCTTTAGCGAAGTGTGCTTCTTTGATGATAGAAACTTTCTTAGCGAAAGACTCTTGATCTTCAAATTCGATACCTTCAACTAGTGACTTTAGCTTTTCAGCGTCAGTCGCGATCATGCCTTCAGTCGCTTCAACAACAAGCTTTTCACGAGTAAGTTCTTCAACTGACTCTGCAAGTTTAACTGATTTCTCAGTAGCTGCTTGTAATTGTTCTTCAAGTTCTTCAACTTGTTCTGCTAAACCGTCAACTAGATCTGCTTTACCTTCTGGGACTTCAACATAATGTTCAACGAACACTTGCTTTAGTGAATCAATGAAACTCTCAGCGATCTCAGCACGTAGGCCAGTTTCAACTGCTAGTTCATTTTCTTCCATCCACTGTTCTACAACGTAGTTGAGATAACCATCGATCTTCTCAACTAGTTCTGAACGGATGCCATCTACTGCTTCATCCAATTTAGATTGATACTGTTCTTCTAGTTTCTCTGCCTCAACAGCAATACGAGATGTTAGAGCAGCTTCAAATAGAACCGCAGATTTCTCTTTGAATTCTTCTGATAGGTTTGCGTCTGCATCAACAAGAGCTTTTAGGTCTTCTGATACATCGATAGCAACCGCTGGATCCTTAACTTCGTCTGCAGCTTGCTCTTCATTGAAGAGTTGGCCGTAGATAACTTGAAGATCTTCTTTCTTTAGACCGTTCAGTTTTTCAACTGTCTTGGCGATGATTCCCGCTTTAGTCTTTGGTGCTTCAGCTGTTTTTGTTGCACCCAAGTCAGCAAGAGTTTTCTTCTTGTCGTCTTGGAAGTCAGCGCCTTGACCGAAATCGGCAGACTTAGCGTCGCCTTTTGCAGCAGGTGCTTCTTCAGCTAATTGTTCCTCAGAAACTTCAACGAGTTGTTCATCACTAAGCTTTTCGTCTAATTGATCTTTAAGATCTTTTTGTGACATTCAAATCACTCCTTAGTGTTAAAGTTTAGAGAGGAAATGTTGGAAAACACGTACTTGAGCTTCAGCAAGCTGAGCCTTTGGCGTTCTCTTAATTTCAGTCTCAATCTTTTCAATTTCTTGAGGCTTGAATACACCGTTCTCAACAATCCATTCTACACCTTCCATGATTCCGTTAACGAAAGCAGCAGGCGCAGATGGATCTTGGACGATGTCGACAGTAGCTAAGTGAAAATCATTCTTCACATAGTTAACACCTTCACGCTGCTCAAGACTACCCATACCACGAGATGATACTCCTAATTTTACACCACCCTCAAGTAAACCTTTTACGATCTGACCCATTGGAGTGTTTAGGATTTTTGCCTTACCAACCACATCGTTTCCTTCGAAACGTAAGTCTGTGATTAAGTGAGATACTTTGTCGAGGTTGATTGTTGGACCATCAGGGTGGTTCAACTCACCAACAGCACGACCTGTTTTTACTTGCTCTTGAATATATTTTTCAACAGCAGGTTTTAAAATTTTAGATTCGTAAATACGACCATTTTTGTTTTTAGAATCAGCCATCATGAAGATACCTTCAATGAAGTAATCCTTTGTACCGTTCTGTTTAGATTCGGTAACAACTTGGATATCTGATTCGATACGTTCTAAGATTAATTTCATATTCTTATTTTTTTAAAGCTTCAATAGATTGTTCTGCAACCTCTAAAGCCATCTCCTTAGTTTTAAACGATTCAACCAATTGGTCGTTTACAAAAATGTCATAAGAGCTGAAGTTCTGACGAACCTCAACCCTATAATCATCGGTTTCAAATGTTTTTAAAGAAACCGATTCTCTTAGACTTTTAAACCTCTTCTGTTCCATCTGTTGATGCTACCGTTTCTATTTCCGAATCCGTATCATTTGCATCATCATTAGTTTCAGAAGACTGTAGTGCATCGCCATAAATGCGCTGCGCCAACTCAATCTTTCTTGCCTGAAGACTATCATTAATCTTATCGCTCATAGCTGCTGAAAAAGCTGTTTTCATTTGCTCTTCATTGCCTAATGCTATAGCGTCTAATAGGTTATTAGCCAATTCACTCATCATTGCCTTCTTTCAATATATTTATAAAAAAATTTGTTTCCACTATTATTTTGTGGTTACATCACCATCAATTGGAGGAGCTGCTGGATTATCTGGAGTTGGTTCTTCTCCTTGATCTTCTTCCGCACCTTCTTGTTCTTGTTGTTGCTGCATCATAGCCATTTGTTCTGCTGATGGAGGTTCTTGTTCCATCTGTGCATCAATCTCTTCGATATCAGTATCTGACTGTTGAAGGATATGCTTACGAACCCATAGACGAGAATAGTATTTGCCTACAAATGGATCTACTAGCTGAAGCGTATTCATACGCTCACGCAACATCTCTGCATCTTTTAATTCTGCAAAGTAGTTGTCTTTCTTAAAGTCGATAATAATATCTTCTTTAATCTGTTCCCAATCTTCTCTGGAGATAACACCTTTTAAGATCAGTTGAGTCTTTAAGACTTGTAAAAATAGATCAGCAAATTTTTTGCGAAGACGTGAAACAAATTTATTGAATTTTAATTCATCACGAGAGATTTCATTTGAACGACCTAGTGAGAATCCAGTCTCTGTCTCCATACGAGACATAGGTACGTTTAATGAACGATACAATTTCTTTTGGAAGTAAATGATATCTTCGATTTGACCAAGATTTTCGCCGCCTGGTAATGTAGAAATTTCTGTACCTTTACCACCTTCACGACGAGGAAGCCAGAAATCTTCCAACATAGCCATATGTTTACGATCATCACGGATCTCACCAGTAGTTGCATCATAAACAATCTTGTTTTTGTAGCGAGCCATAATATCACGTAGATATGACTCAGCTTTACCTTTAGGTAAGTTACCAACGTCGATGTAGAAAATACGACGTTCTGGTGCACGAGCCATACGATAGATAACAAGTGAGTCTTCCATCATACGTAATTGATTTACTGGCTTCAGCGCTTTATACAAATATGAAAGCATCTTCTTAGATGTGCTCTCAATCAAACCTGATGGTACATATACGATAGAGTCTTTAGCGATCTTTAAACCAGATGCATTACGTAAACCACCACCAGCATTTAATCCACCAGGATTAGTTGTATTTCCAACGTTCTCATTATAAATGTAGAACTCGTTGAAGCCTTTAATTAATTTAGCACCAGTTTTTGGATCTTTATCTTCGATTACTGAACGTACTTTACGAATCTTAAGTGCATCAATAGGACGTAACTCCAAGATACCTGCTTTAGGGTTTTGCTCGTCAATAATCATGTGATAGTAGATACGACCATCTACATACCATTTACGGAAGATATCATGTGAGTTAGCATTAAACTTTAATAGCTTAACTACTTGATCAAATTCTTCTTTAATTAGTTTCTTAATCTTATCATTATATTTTAGATCGTCTGTAATAACGTCAATTGGTTGTACATCATCATCTGCTACGATCGCTTCATTAACGATATCCGTGATTGCTGCATCGCATTCAGGATAAAGAGAGATTTCACGGTACTTTTTAATTAAGTCCGCATCGTCTTTAGCCTTAACGCCCTCGATGTCAACGTATTGGCCATAGTAACCACCCTCCGCTACAACGGTCGCGCCGTCATCGGTGTCAGGTGCAACAAACGATTGTTTCTTCGCTTGTTCTTCTTCTTGCTTTTTACGTGATATTTCGAAGCCGAATAATTCCATTTTATGCCTTTATCTAATAACAAAGTGGAGAGAGAATTTCTCCTCTCTCCTATTTATCAACTCTAATTAAGACGTTGTGTCAGATTCCCAGTACTGAACTTGTAGTTCAACTGTGAATTCTTCGATTGCGTCTGTTGATTCATATGACAACTCAATTGAAGACACTGCAGTTGGGAATGTACCACGGAAGTTGTACACTTTAACTTCATTGCCTGCTTTATCAAGTTGTGCTACTGACATGTCAGCTTGGTAATCAATTGGGTTAGTTAAACCTGTATTGTTACGATGCTGATTAATACCATTCATCCAACGCTCGAAAGCATTGCGAACTTTAAAGTCAGTGTCGTTAATGACAGTGATTGTCCATGGTTCAAATGTACGATCACCTGCAATCAATACTTGACGACCACGGAATGGAACGTTTACTGTACCGATTGTTGATGCAGGTAATTGTGCTGCTTTAACCAAGAATGAAGTTAATTCAACTTCACCACCAGCATAAGCTGGAAAGTTAATAGTAGCTTTGAACAGGTTAGGACGTGCACCACCACCAACTAGTTTCGATTTAAAATCATCTACGCCTAGAATAGCCATGATTAACCTCCAATTTCTGAGAAGTCAACACCAGTACGAGTGGCAATGAAGTTCAGAGTAATAAAGTTAATTGAACGTGCTGGCTTGATGTAGATATCTGCAACGAATTGGTTGCTATCGATAATCTCACCTGTGTTATTTGTCTCGTCACAAACAACCTTGAAGTCAGTAATACCACGACGACCTTGAATCTCACGAAGGAAAGGTTCTGTCATGTTACGGAACATAGCACGAGTGAATTCGTCGTTAAGCTCGAACAACTGGTATTTAGCAGCAGTTGAAATAGCTTTTTCTAAAACGATAAACAAGCGACGTACGTTAATACGATCAAATGCTGATGGTTTAGCTTGAAGAGTCTTGTCACCAAACAATACAGTACCTTCACCAGGGAATGATACGATTGGGTTAACACGCTTCTTGTACAAGTCATCACGCTCTGCTTTCTTAGGATTAAAAGCAACTTTAGTGATACCTAATAATTGACCGCGATTGAAGCCACCTGGTGAGAACCATGCGTCAGCAACGTTGTCTGTATTAGCACATAGACCAGCCATGTGACCAGCAGCAGGGATCCAACGATATACGTCGTTGTACTTGTCATAAATCTTAACAGCTGTAGAATCTAAGAAGCCATATGATGTGCTTGTTAGTGTGTCAGCAAATGCAAGAACATCTTCTTTTGGAGTTGTTGATGCAGCTGTTGCTGATACTGGAGGAGAAACGAACGCGATAACGTCGTTACGATTTTCTGCAATCGCTAATAGATTAGCGGCTTGAGTTTCGCCATCTTCACCATCAAGAGTTGGAGCACCGATTAATAGGTTAACGTCAACTGTTTCAGCGTCGTTAAACACTTGATAACCAGTATCAATATCACCTGCATCTAATGTGTTAGCGTCAACACCACCAGCCAATGTGTATTCTAATACTTCATCGTCTGTTGTGAATGTCATATCTGTTGATAATGAACCAGCGTTTGATAAACCTGAATCATGATCTAACCACCAAATATAATTAGATGTTGCGTTGATAACTTCTTTGTAGTAGTTTGAAGTACCATCAAATTTCTTAGCATCACGAGCTTGTGAAACATAAGAGAATTTCTCTAATACTGTACCAGCAGTACCGGTAATGGCACCATCTGAGTCTACAACAACGATATGCATTTCATCCGCAGAACCGCCTTTAGCAGCAGCAAATGAAGATGTGCCTGGTGCAGTTTCGAATAGACCTGAATAGTCTGTCCAAGTTGCATAAGCAGTTGCATTAGTTACAACAGAAACT